TTTACTTTACTCCTTTTATAAATATCTCACACCAGCTTTTTATTTATAATTTCTTCAACTCTTGATAATGGAGCAAAACTTTCTTTGTCTTGTGTGACAGATTTATTCAAGTTATTTTTTTGATCAAAATGTTTAGACAAGCGTTTTATGTACCAGTGTCTATATCTAACTGGTAGATTTTGCACTTCAGAATAATTCATATTCAGGTGCATCTGAAGCAAGAAACTTTCTTCTAGAAAGCTCTCCCTCCAGTTATTTAGTGGGCCAAAAAAACTCTGATGTCATAGGCATTGTTGATTCATTGTGTGTTCCACAGTTTTTACACTCAAACTCACAAGACATATCCATTCCTGGCTCACTGTCTATAATAAATTTTCTCAAAGCTTTAGAATCAAAAGCAGGCATATTCATTACAAAATGTTTAATTTTCATACGATCAGTGATTCCGTCAACTGATACTATTGAGTTTTCTAAGAAAGAAGTAACATTGTTACTTATAGATGCGCCTGTTACTTTTTGCATACTTTTATTTGCCACATTTCTTTCTCTTTCTTCTCTAGCTGTATTGTACTTGAAGATAATAGCTTTTTTTGTGACTGGCAATTTAAATTCAAACCTATTTTCTCCTGCTGAAGAAGGTTTAATATTAAGACGTTTAATAGGAATAGAAGTTAAATCAATTAAAATCTCATTATTTTGTCCACAAGACTTACAGGCACTAGACGCATGATATTCTGGACCGTATCCTGTTACTCTGATACCTATCATTAGAGCCATTCTGTCTCCGTTAATCATGTCGTCGCAATTAATAGATTTATCTACTAGACAAGCATTGATTAAATGTGTAAGTGCTGTGCCTTCTTTATGAAAAGCCGGTGAAGCAAGAATGTCTTCTTCTCTTGCAGTCATAGCCTTGATCTTTAAGGCATCTGTATTGTATAACGTACTGTCAGGATTATAGATAAGCCCTCTTGTAGGCAGAGGGATTAGTTCGATTGGTACTTCCCAACCAAATTCATCTTTCATAACATTTTGACGCATAACCTGGCTAGAATCAGGTGTAATTTCTTGATTTGACATGTTTACTCCATAAAAAAACAACCGTATTAAGTATACGGTTGTTTAATTTTCGAGTAAAACTTATTTTAAATCAGAACTGGAGCACACAGTTATCAAACTTAATTGTGGCGTCTATGTACATGATGTCATCGCTAGTATAGTCAAGAGAACCAAAGTTAACACTAGTTAAAAATGCGCCCTTGATATCCCAAAGCTCAATCACAGTACCAATAGGATCTAGCATTTTTAACTGGATATCACGCTTGTAAAAATCAGCATAACCTGCACGACCAGAAACTGACTCGTAATGAGTCCTAATCCATTCCATCATTTGTTGCCCACCCGAAGGTGCAATTGGATCGTGAAGTTTAATAGATAAGTCTTGAAACTCAAGCTTGCTTGCAACTCTTCTGTAGCTGTTGATGTAATCAATCTTCTTTTCACCAATGTTCACGTTAGGTCTATTTGCTGAAGTCACCAAGAAAGAGTCAATACCTTCAATTGCAAGAACCCATCGATAATTTCTTTTAGGTTCAAACTTATTGGGAAGCATGTCTGTGACTGATAGTGTCTCTGCCATTTAATTCTCCTGTTATAATATATAGTTCTTACTAGATAGTTGTTCCGGCATTTGTGACAACAAAATCGAGAGCAACAAACTCTACAGATCTTGTAGGCTGCAAGTAAATCTTTCCTCGAATTGTATTGTTTTCAACATCGGCTTGTGTGGTTGTTGTTGTGTCAATAATCACCTTGAATCTATCGACACCTTGTGCATCTTGTACTGATTGTAAAATTGGATTAACAAGATTAGAAAACTTAGCAAGTGTTTCTGATCTGTTAGGCTCAAACAAGAGAGTGTTAGCAACATTTCTAACTTTTCTTCTTACATCAATCAAGAGTCTTCTAACGTTTACTCTATCAAGTGCTGATGCATTAGCAAGCAATGTCTTTTGTCCCCAGATTGATAGTGACTTACCTGGGAATTTTGCAAGTGGGTTAATATCAGCATCGTATAGATCGTCTAGATTTGTACGATTTAGCTGAACGTTGGTGGTCTCAACAGTATTTAGAACGCCTCTCGTAAATCCAGCCGGAGCGTACCAGGGGTGTCCTATTTTATCATTGAGAGAGTATGCACCAAGAACAACGACCGAGGGAGGCACTGCTACGAGACCTCTAGTATCCGGATCTTCAACTGTTACGTCTGGGAAGTAAGCAGCTGCGAAAGATGTGTCTAGAACTCTATTCTTAAATGCAGTAACTGTGTTTGAAACGTGCGGCTTCTGTATAGAAGAAGTAATAACAGTATTAAACTGATCTCTTTCTTCAATGTCAGTCACAAGAATTGCGTCAAACCTTCCTTCCACAGTTGTAATTGCGTAGTCTGATACAGCTTCGTGTCTAATTCCTGGAATAGAAAGAATCTGAATATCAACATCAGATGTTGAGCCCATTATATCAAGGGCTTTTCTGTAAGCACTAATTGTAGGACCTGATGTTCCTCCTTGATTTGTCTCGTCATCAATTTCTCGCTTAACAGAATTATTTGTTAAGTCTCTTTGATCTTTGTTGAATATATTAACACCGTCAAAACCTCCTTGGAGAGGTACAGTAAACTTTAAGAACTTTCTGTTAGAAACAACAGAAAAATCATCAACCGTCAAGCCTCTAGTTTTAGCAGTGGCATCTGCAGCGATAATACCTTTTCTGACATAAGATGCACTGAGCCAGTAATCAGCGTCAGCCAATCCTGAAGATCCAGTTCTCACTTGAATATTTTCAAGAGTAAACTTGTTAAAATTAAATCTGTCGGAATCTCTAATAGTTCCTAATGCATCTGCAACACCTGCGTTATCACCTTCAGAGAAGTTAAAACCGTCAGTTCTATGTGTTGGAAAATGTTTTGTATAGGTTTTAAAAGTATTGTCAAAAGCAGAGACTAAGTTAGGCTTTGTCACTGAAGTCTTGAGGTTTGTCTGTATACCCCAGTAAAGTGCAGGATCTTCTCTCTTGCTTATTCCCGTACCTTGTGCAATTGTCTGTCTAAAGGGTATAGCTGGTTCAATAACTCTTCTGTGGTGATCTGATCCTACCAAATCTCCGTCAACACCGGGATCTAACATTAGAGAACCTGAAGTCAGAAGGTGACGTGGGCCTCTAAAGCCCAAAGGCAACGCTTCGTCAGGTACTTCCTTATTCTTTAGCTGATCTGAAAGAACTACTCTTACGTATCTAGATCTGACATCATGATTGCCTTCAACTACAATTTTTTGAGATTCAGCATCACTATCAAAGTTAAAGAAAACTTTTTTATCACCTATTACTCTGCCGATGTAACGAGGTGAAGAGTGATCTAAGGAAAGACCTCTAAAGCTCTCTAATACAACCTTTTCATCATCTGAATCGTAAAAGTCTCTTAAGACAAGATCGAAAGTTCCGAACTTATCAGTATCAGATGTTGACTTTACAATATTTTCTATAGAAAATTTAAACTTATGAGAAACACCACTTCCGTCTGAAAGTGTCTCTATCTTGAAAAGATTGTAAGGTGAAGCACCAAACTTTTGAGATATTACAAAAGGTGAAGAAGCGTTACTAAATCTATCTTCAAAAGATTCATAAACAGGTACGTTTCCTGAAGCAGTATTTCTTCCAACAGAAGAAGACAATAGAAATCCTGTAGGCTCTCCATCTCCATAAACGCCAGGAGTAACAACACCCGCGCCGGTCACAACAGCGAAAGATGGGTGAATGTCATAGTGACCGTACAGAAGGTGTCCTTCTTCTTCAAGCTTAAGCGGATCAGTATTCAGTATATTTGCAATGTAGTTTGGTGAATACATATCAAAAGAAGCTGTAAGCACAGAAGGTTTTGCAGCAGTTGACTTAAACCCATTCATAAACATTACAAAATCGCTTCCGCCACCGGAGGTAACAACTGATCCTGTCATGTGTCCGCTAGTTGTGCTCGAAGCAGCTGTTGAAGAAGGTGCAGTGTTTGTAGCGCCTCGAGCACCACTAAGTGTCAAAACAACGCCAGAAGCAGCAAGTACGACACCCCTTAAAATAGCACTAGCTTTATTCTCACCAGAAGTTTGAATACCAGCATCAGAAAAGACTGTACTCCCGGCTGACTCTGACATAAAACATCCAAGAAAGTATGTTCTTCCTTCTCCATCACCGCCAGAGTTTGCATACGGGTTATCACCTTTGATACCGTTTGCTTGCACCTGTCTTTCACCTACAACGAAACCTCCGCGTGTAACGTTCCCTGTAGAAGATGATCTCTTCTTCCCGTCACCTGCACCCAATACTTTTACATATGTTAGTGCCTGAGCATTCTTAAGCCACTCACTGGCAGCAATCGGTCCATATTTTAATCCGTCCGACGCGCCGTATGTAAGTTTGTATTGACCATAAGTTGCAAAAGTTAGCGGAATATAAGCAGGTCCTTCGTTTGAAGTGCCAATAATTCCTGCAGGGACACCAGTCGGCCCAGTTGGAGTAGGACCAGATAAGTCAATCTCTCTTGTACTGACACCTGCTGATTTAAATGTTAGCTCTGCCATGTTTTATTCTCCATGTATCTTTTATAATTATTCAAAACTTACACCTGAATTTGTAATAATGAAGTCTATTGCAATAAATTCTACTGCTCTCGTTGGAACAAGAATAATCTTACCATTCAGCCTGTTTTGCTCTATGTCTTCATTTGTGTTATTGGAAGAATCCATAACTATTCTAAAACTGTCAATACCTTGATTTCCTTGAATTGACGCAAGCTTTGGCTTTGTGAGAGATATAAACTTTGCACGTGTAGCGGGTGTATTCTGTTCAAATATTAGACTATTTGCAATGTCTGAAACTATTCTCTTTACTTCTAATAACATTCTTCTAACATTAACTCTATCTAGTGAAGATTTTGCTTGCTGAAGTGTCTTTTGACCAAATATAACAAAACCTCCGTCTGGGAAGTTAGCTATAGGATTAATGCGAGCGTCGTACAGAACGTTTCTATCTTCTGCTGTAAGTCTAACTTCTGTATTTAAAACAGAATCAAGCGATCCTCTATTGAAACCTGCAGGAGCAAACCATGGATAAGCTATTCTATCATTGTATCCTAGCGCACCGAGTGCAACAACTGAGGGTGGAACATTGACAGCTTCTCCTGTTAGATCGTCTTCAATAATAACGTCTGGGAAGTAAGTAGCTGAGTAATTGTTGTCAAGTGCTCTTCCTTCAAATTGCTCAACAGATTTTCTAACATTCGGTCTAGTTGATGCATCATCATATAGTCTAGTAGGAGTATCATCGTAAGAAGGCATATCCATCAAGTAGATAGCTTTACTATATTCTTTTGTTTTCTCCATTGCAAAGTCTGTAACATAGCTATCACGTATGCCTGGAACAGTTACAATATTAACTCTGGTAGCAAAAGGATCTGTGATTATTTTCAAAGCTGATCTGTATGAGCTTATAATGTTATTGTCTTTTGCTGCACCCGGCGAGGATGAAACTGAAAGTCCGATATAACCCAAAGCATCTCCTGCAGCTTTTCCGCCTGCATCTACAGAAGCTGCCTTGTCATTCATCTTTCTTTGATCTCTATCGAGAATATTCAAGCCATCAAACCCACCGTAGAGCATGTTTGTAAACTTCATATAGTCAGTAAATCTATTAAAAGTAACGGCTGAGTTTGCAGCAGCGATTGTGCCAAAAGTCATTCTATTT